TGAGAGAGGATTAAAGTCCTCCGCAGGTTCGAATCCTGCTCTCTCCGCCAAGAGTACGCGGGATTAGTATAATGGTATTACCACAGCCTTCCAAGCTGAGGACAGGAGTTCGATTCTCCTATCCCGCTCCAAAAACAATGCTCTGTTCGTCTAGTGGTCAGGACACATGGTTTTCATCCATGCAACAGGAGTTCGATTCTCCTACAGAGTACCAATATGGTCTGGTAGTTAAATGGTTATAACGTCGCCCTGTCACGGCGATATTCGGGGTTCGATCCCCCGTCAGACCGCCAATAATAGGAAAAATTATGGATTTAGGAATAGGATTGAATGAAGCACAATGGTTGACACTTGTTATTTGTGCTGGAGGATTATTCTTCACGATAGGAAAGCAAATTGGAATTTCAGATTGTCTTGACTATATGCGGGAAAAAGGCTTCATTGATTATGATGACTGAAAATAGTTCTTGACAACAAGGTCTAATTTTGGTATAATAAGTATGAATGTGAAAACATTCGAATTTTAGGCGTCCACACCGAAAGGGTGGGCAAAGTTTAACCGAAAGGTAAATTTAGGAGGAAAAAATGGTAGCAAATCACATAAGCAGAGAGCTATTTAGAAACTTCTGGTTAGGGCATAATCCAGCATGGTTCGACCATATGGAACATACGTCTTACCCAAGATACAACATAGTAGAAGGTAAACAGGGATTTCGATTAGAAGTTGCTGTGCCGGGTTGGAGTAAACAAGACCTCAAAGTTAAGTTGCATAATAATGAACTTAGCATAAAGGGACATAGAGAAGAAAAAGGAGGTGATCCTTATCTACATCAAGGACTAAGCACCAAATCGTTCGACAAAGTCTTTATCCTTAACTCAGACCTACAAGTAGAAGAAGTCAAACTAAAAGACGGACTACTCACGATTACTATTACGCAAGATGCAAGTTCAGACAAACTGTTCGACATTAAGTAGTAATTAAACGACACAATGAGGGCGTCTTTAGGGGCGTCCTCATACCTTCTGGAAAATGGGAGACGATATGAATAACCGATTACAATGGTTAGCTATTATCCTTCTAACAACAGGACTAATATGGAGCATTTATATGCAATTAAGTAATAAAGGACACGACATACTGAAATACTTTGAAGGGTGTAGGCTAACAGCTTACCAAGACTCAGTAGGCGTGTGGACGATAGGTTATGGACATACAAAAGGGGTTCATAGCGGAATGCAAATTACTCAAGAGGAGGCAGAACAGATGCTTCTTGAGGAATTAGTAGAGTATCAAGGATATATAGACGACTTAGTGGAAGCACCACTAAACCAAGAGCAATTTGATGCACTTGTAGTGTGGGTATATAACCTCGGACCAACAAACTTGAGAACAAGTACTCTTTTGAAAAGACTAAACACAGGCAACTTCGAAGACGTACCAAACCAAATCAAAAGATGGGACAAAGCAGGTGGTAAACAGTTAGCAGGACTAACTAAAAGACGAGCTGCAGAAGCCGCACATTTTGAAGGTAAGGAATGGCTAAATTAGTAAGAATAAAAGGCTTCTTTAAGGCGGTCTGGAGAATCTTAGTAAAGATATATGAATGGATATACTACAAGCTATTCCCACGATATTCAGTAGTAGTTAGTTATAACCAAATATGGGGGGACGCTGACGACCGTGAATATATAGTAAAAAAGTTTTTAGTCAAAAAAGAAAAACAATTAAAGTTCGTAAATGATGATGGTGATGTAATAGAAATATCAGGTTCGGACGGGCTAAATTATAGGATAGAACAATTATGAAAACATTAGTAGCACTTCTAATTGCACTCACTTTTACAATAAGTGGTTGTGCGATGATAAAGGAAGCAGACGAAAGTATTGAAATTGAAACACCAGAAAGTGTTGAAGAAATCAGAGGTTAGGCATGAATCAATTATTGATAGGGATTGTTATAGTATTAGGACTAGGTGGGTTCTGGCTATACAATGAAAATATAACTCTAAAAGAGAATAATGCCAAACTAGAGATAGCAATAGCTCAACAAGAAGAAGCCATTGCTGTGATTAAGGAAAGCTATGAGAAACAAGGCGCAGCCTTGAATACAATGGCTTCTAGAAATGCTCAGATTGAGCAAGAAATGAATGGATACTTGGATATATTTAGGAGACACAACTTAAATAAACTTGCGATTGCAAAGCCAGGTATGATAGAAACAAGAGCCAATGAACAAACACAGGCTGTATTTGAGAGCATAGAAAATGATAGTAAAGAACTCGATTCGCTGGATGATCCCAGCACTGATATTAACCCTAACAATTAGTGGTTGTTCCATGTTTGGAACTAAGAAGATAGAAGTATCTTCTAAACCTATTGAGATAGATATTATTCAACCTACAATGCCGAGAAATATTGATCTTAAAGATCCTGTTTGGCATGTAGTATCTTCAGCAAAAATAGCAAACCCCTGTGTAAAAGATGAAGAAGGTAAAAGACCAAGACAAAAAATTGATGATGTATGGGTATGTGACTTAGGAAAAGAAAACCCAGATTGGCCTGCTGACTACACATATTTAGATAAATTTCTAGAAGATGTAGCCAAAAAGAACAATGGAGATATAGTATTTTTTGCTATATCTACTGAAGACTACGAACTAATGTCCTACAATATGCAGGAACTTCGCAGATACATCAGGGAAGTACAAGAGGTAATAGTATACTATAGAAATGTTACTATTAAAACGCCTCAAGGAGACCAAGACGCTATTGGTCTAAAAGTTGAAAAACAATGAAAAATATTCCAATAAAAAATATTAGATTTCTAGAAAGACTAGATAAATTAGCTGAGAGCTTATATAAGTACCCACACTCTTGGACAGGTTTACCAAAGCCTGATCTAAAGTATAGTACATTGAGAGCTTATCAAGCAGACGACGACTTTGTAGGATACCCTAAAGAACATAACTATAGAGACTATGCTAGTCCCTGTCGTCATGGACACACAACTAAGCAAGAATTTAGAGAAATGAAACACTGGTTTCTTACTGCTATTAGTGCAGGCATAGAAGGAGCTAAATCAGATAAGTGGTATTTTGATACCCTAACAGTAATGCCGCCTGATAAGGGGTTTACTGGTTGGCATAACAATAAAAATAAACCACACCACTCCCTTAGATTTATCCACAACTCAGGTCGTGGCTACTCAGTTGCAGTAAAAAATAAACGGGTAACTAAAGTACCTGATCAATTTAGGAAAGGAAATATTGGTGGTGGTAACTGGACTTGCATACGAAATGACTTTGATGGAGACACATGGTTTGCAGATAAAAATCAGGGTAGTAAACCTAGATTTGTAGTAGATATAGCAATCCCTAGACATTTAGGGAATAAAATGGACGCAGTAGAATCTTTTATTAAAGAATTTGCTTAATGTATTTAGAAAGTCCTAATGAATGGTATGACATACTGTTTCACGACAAGCATTTAAGGACTCAGCGAGAGTTTATTGTAAAAACTAAGATAGACGACATTGCTCAAGTAGTGTTGCCCTCTAAAGGCGATGCGAAGTTAAAATATGACATCATAAAAAAGGGGTTAACACACCCCATTATAGTAATAGAGAACACAGAATCTAACTATAAGATGGCAATAAGACAGATAACCGAAGATTTGATAATACCTTTTGACAGTAAAAAACCTTTATTAGCTTACACAGGAAACCAAAGACTAACAATAGCGAAGAAGTGGAGATATAGGTACATAAGTGCTTTAATAATGCCAGATGTGCATTGGGCTCATGCAGCTCAATTACTAATACAAAATGGAAAGGTAGATAATCGTGACCCAAGAAAATATAATATTTAAACACTTAGCAGAAGACGCCCTTAAATATATGTCGCCCCAAAGGCTATGGACATATCCCAGAGCAGATGTGTACATGTTCTACTCCTTACACCAACGCCCCCTCTATAATTGTTCCGCTCCTTTCTGGAGAAATGCAAGGGACAAAATTTTCCACGACTTAAGATGCATAGGAGGACATCCTACTATAGCTTATTTTGTTTTAGTAAAGCACAATGAAAGCAGTTTGCATTTACCAACAGGAGATAAAGGTCTTGGAGATCACTTATACCTTCCGATGACAGATTCAGGAAGTATAATTGTGACACCAAATACAGAAGATAGTTCTTATGTCTCTGCTTGTAAAGATGTAAGTATGCACTCTCCACAATTAGTTCCAAACTGGGCAGATAGAGGTGGAAAGAAATGGAAGTACTTAAAAAAATACGAATATATTATGAGGAGTAAAGAAGAATTAGTAGTAATTCTCCCAAAGCCTGACACAATGTACTTTCATATAGGATTCAGAGATGATTAAAATATTTATAGGCACAAGCGACACAGAAGATAAATGGATAGAGCAAATATATCTATACAGTTTATATATGAATACAGATGCAGAATTGGACATACGTTTCTTAAGACCAAAGATGTTTAAAGATTGGAATAAGAATGGATGGGGAACACCTTTTACTTGTTTCAGGTATGCAGTACCTGAACTATGTAATTTTGAAGGTAGAGCAATTTATACAGATGTAGATCAGTTAAACCTTAGAGATATATCGGTTTTATATAACATGGACTTAGAGGATCATGCTTTTGCAATGGCGTGGGACGGACTACACGATAATGGTATGGAGTGGGCTCAAACACCTAAAGCAAAGGGTTGGTTCTGCGATAGTGTTATGGTAATTGATTGTGAAAAAGCACAAGAATTTATAGCTCCGATTAGTGAAATAAAAAATTGTGAGAAAAATTATAAACACCAGTTTATAAGAGACATAGGCAACCCTCACAGAGAAAATGTATCAGGTATAATCAAAGAATTAAATCCTAGATGGAATAGCTTTGATGGTAGAGATACCTCATGGTACGGAGATGAAATCTTGCCGGTAGCTGGAACGCCTGAAGCAAATGATGTAATACCTAATTTTGATTTAGAGGAGATTTATCATATACATTTTACAAGTATGAGTACTCAACCTTGGCATCCTATCTATTCGCCTTGGGGTAAAGGCACTTATATGAGAGATGATATTGCAGCAATACTCTGGGACTATGCACGAAAAGTAAAGACGATCTCTAACCCAGAGGAATTCTAATGAAGGTAGCAGTCTTTAAAGACGCGCTAAGTGTAGAAGTATATAGTGCTTGTATAGAGTGTTTAAAAACCCATGTACCAACGCCAGGCGTAGTAGGCAGTTCAACAATAAAGGCTAGGCTTGATGATGCTAGAAAAGTAGATGTTAGATTCTTAAGGGATAAAATAGATCCTTGGCTATCTGAGTTTATGAAACCCTACGGGGATCTAAAACCAGAGACAGCAAATGTCTTAACTTATAAAGCAGGGAACTACTATAACTGGCATAAAGATGGAAGCGGAGAAGGGTATAGAAAATATAGTTTTATTTCGGTATTGTCTCCAAAAGATCAGTATGAAGGTGGTGAGTTAGAAATTGATGGAATTGAACTACCAGACCATGCATTTGATCCTCTATCAATAATTGTTTTTAATCCATCACTAAGGCACAGAGTCAAGCCCGTAACAAAAGGAGTAAGACATTCCTTAGTAACTTGGTTTATGGAAAGATGAGCATACCATTTGAACAACTACTACCAATGTCTCTCGAACGATTTAATGATGAATTTAGAGAAAAAAAGTATTTTGTAGCTAAAAGCAAAGAAAATATTTTTAAAGATCATTTTAGTTGGAAAGAATTTGATCAGTACCTAAACAGTAATAAACTGGGAGGGTGGGATCGTATGCCCCAGCTACAGATAGTAACCCCAACGGGTAAGTACTGTCATAAAAAAGCAAAGGTTAAATTAACTAGAGAAGAAATTTTCGAATATTGGCAACAAGGTTGTAGTTTCATTTTGACTCTTAGTGAGTTCTTAAATAAAACAATGTGGCAACAATGTCAAGAGTTTGAAAAGCACTATGGATTGGGACAAGCTAACCTTTATTGTTCTAATATGAAGGGAGCGAGATGTTTCCCTATCCATGCAGATAGTACGGATAACTTTCTCTTTCATGTAAGAGGAAGCGTACGTTGGTACATATATAATGAGTTTGAATATGATTGTCCTAAACGAGACGAAGCAACTGTTGAAACAGTTATTGATTTATCAGAAGGAGATTTATTATATATACCAAAAAAATTATATCACAGGGTAGATACCCTAAGCCCCAGAATATCCATTTCTTTTCACTTTACGGAGCGAAAAAAACCTTATAAAAGAATGGAATGGCTAGACTGGTTGGGAGAAATAAATGGCACAACCGAGTGAACAGTTCCAAGGCGATATGTCTAGGAACGAAGTTGAAATAGACCTTAATAAAT